AAGGCTAAGCCGGACAACTCACCAGACGAAGACACTATAGCGGATGACGCAGCGAGAATTGGGTTAAAGTAACCCAGAGATCAGTTCCATAGAATGAAACATGATTCGGCCTCACTAAGTAAGTTTGACGAAATCCGGAAGTTGGCCGAGGCTGACTTCCTGACGTTCGTCCAGCTTATCGCCCCTCGGCGTCTAATCGGGGATGTCCATAAGGAGTTGATGCAGTGGTGGTACCGACCGGGAGCTTTGAAGAATCAATTGGTTCTCTTGCCCCGTGGGCATCAGAAGTCCACGTTTATTGCATACCGTGTGGCGTGGGAGATTACCAAAAACCCGGCCGTAACGGTGATGTACCTTTCGGCCACTGCCGGTCTTGCGGAGCAGCAGCTCGGCTTAATCAAGTCTATTTTGACCAGTACGGTATACCGACGGTATTGGCCGGAGATGGTACATCCGGACGAGGGGAAGAGGGAACGCTGGCAGATTAGTGCCATTGCCGTGGACCACCCCAAGCGTAAGCTGGAGCTGGTTCGCGATCCGACGGTGTTTGCGGTCGGCCTCACGTCTAACGTGGTGGGCTGGCACTGTGACATCGTCGTATTGGACGACGTGGTTGTTCCTGATAATGCGTATACTGAGGACGGCCGTGAAAAGGTCAAGACGCAGTACAGTCTGCTCAACAGTATCGCTAACCCAGGCGCTCCGGTGTGGGTGGTAGGTACCCGCTACCATCCGAACGATCTGTATCAGTCTCTTATTGAGGCCCGAGTCCAGCTGTTCGACGAAGAGGGTAATCCCTCTGAAACCGTCCCGATGTTCGAGGTCTTCGAGCGTCAAGTTGAGGATCGAGGGGATTTCACAGGGGAATACTTGTGGCCCCGGACCCAACGGTACGACGGGCAGTGGTTTGGTTTCAACCGGGAGGTGCTGGCGAACATCTACGCCGGCTACCTGGATAAGACGCAGTTCTATGCCCAATACTACAACAACCCGAACGTCGGAGCAGACTCCGGAATCCAAAAGGACCGGTTCCAATATTACGATCGTTCGTCAGTTAGATCCGAGTATGGGATTACCACTGTCCGAGGAAAGCGGGTCAACGTCTTCGCAAGTATTGACTTTGCATTCAGTCTTAGCAACAAGGCTGACTACACTGCCATCGTTGTTATTGGACTCGATGAGGACGGCAATATCTATATCCTCGATATGGTGCGGTTCAAGACGGACAACCTGAGTGAATACTTCGAACAGATTCGTGACCTGCACGTTAAGTGGAACTTTCGGAAGCTTAGAGCTGAAGTTACGGCCGCTCAGCAAGTCATCGTTAGAGAGCTTAAAGACCAGTATTTCAAGCCTCATGGACTTGCTATCTCAATCGATGAGTTCCGACCATCAAAGCAGCAAGGCTCGAAAGAAGAACGCATAAGGGCCATCCTGCAACCCAGATACGAGAATCAGACGATCTGGCACTACCGGGGTGGGTTCACACAGCATCTGGAAGACGAACTTCTGCAAGCCCGACCGGCGCATGACGACCTTAAAGATGCCCTGGCAGCCGCCATCGACGTAGCCGTCCCACCTCGTGGGATTGCACGTCGGGAACGGACGAAGGGTAACGTAATCTACAGCGACCGATTTGGTGGAATATTCTAATGGCAGGACGAAGAGTTCTTAACGTATGCGACGAGCTGATTACCCAAGATCGGCTCGCCGCTATGATCGCGAATAAACACGACGAGTGGAAGAACGCTCGCCGGAAATGGGAAGACACAGCAGCGGAGGTCAGCAAGTACATTTTTGCGACGGATACCACGTCCACCCCCAACGACGCTCTCCCGTGGAAGAACAAGACGACCCGACCTAAGCTCTGTCAGATCCGGGACAACCTGCACGCCAACTACATGGCGGCTCTGTTCCCGACAGAGGACTGGTTTGATTGGAAGCCCGCCGACACCAAGTCGACGGATAAGGACAAGGCCGAGGCCATCAAGGCGTACATGAAGCAGAAGCTTCGTGATAGCCAGTTTGAAGAGACGGTCTCTCGGTTTGTTCTTGACTTCATCGATTACGGGAACGTGTTTGGGGATGTGGAATACGTTACGGAGACTTTCACCGGTCCTGACGGGACTCCAGTTAACGGCTATATTGGTCCTCGCGCTGTTCGTATTAGTCCCTACGATATTGTTTTTGACATTACTTCGCCTAGCTTCGAGCAGGCACCCAAGATCACCCGAGCCCTTCTGACGCTGGGAGATATCCACAAGCTGATGAAGATTGACCCGTCTTGGCAGAGTGAAAAGATCACTCAGACTATCGCCAAGATCGAGGACAACCGCCGACAGGTGATCGGTTACCAGTCTTCGGATATCAAGAAGACTGAGGGGTTGGTGGCGGCTGGATTCAGTTCGCTCCATCAATACTACAGCTCCGGTATGGTCGAGATCCTGGAGTTCGAGGGTGACATCTACGATCTGGAGACCGGGACATTCTACGAGAACCACATCATCACGGTTATCGACCGAGCCTACATACTCCGAAAGGAGCCTATTAAATCGTGGACAGGTCGAAGCACTAAACGCCATGTGGGTTGGCGCTTGCGTCCCGACAACCTCATGGCTATGGGTCCCCTCGATAATCTGGTTGGTATGCAGTACCGCATCGACCATCTGGAGAACCTTAAGGCGGACGTATTCGATCTTATCGCCTATCCTCAGTGGAAGATCAAAGGCTACGTAGAAGACTTTAGGACGGGACCAGATGAGCGCATCTACATGGAGGAAACCGCCGACGTCGAACAGCTTAGGCCGGACACTACTGCGCTTAACGCTGACATGCAGATACGCGAACTCGAAGACCAGATGGAGGAAATGGCTGGCGCACCCCGTCAAGCGGTTGGTCAGCGTACTCCGGGTGAGAAAACCAAGTTCGAGGTTCAGGTCCTAGAGAACGGCGCAGCCCGAGTCTTCCAGAACAAGATCAGCTACTTCGAGAAGAACTTCATCGAACCCTTGCTGAACTCGATGCTTGAGCTGGCTCGTCGCAACATTACGACGGCAGAGTCGGTCCAGACTATCGACAGCGATCTGGGTGTGGTCAAGTTCCTAGAGGTCACTAAGGCTGACCTGATGGCTAGGGGTAAGCTAGTCCCGATGGGGGCTCGCCACTTCGCGGCTCAGGCGCAGTTGATCCAGAACCTCAGTACCTTGTCGGGTACCGCTCTGTTCCAGAGCCCGGCTGTGTCGGTCCACTGGTCCGGCCTGCGGATCTCGAAGGTCCTTGAGGACAACCTGGGTCTTAGCCAGTACCGTTTGGTTGAGCCGAATATTGGCGTTATCGAAATGGCTGAAACCCAGAAGATGGCGGCAGCAGCTCAGGAGCAGGTACAAGCCGAGGCCATGACACCAGTCTTAGATGAAGGAGACATTCCGGATGCCGAAGTCGAAACAAGCGTCCCTCCGATCGAGTGAGAAACGGATCTCGACGGAGTGGTTCCACGGCTTGGACCCAGATGAACAAAAGTCTTTAGAACAAACTTGGAGGAACTCGACGTATCTACTAGATATACTAAAGGGAATACTCCAGCGACGACTTAATGATCTGGAGACGGACAAAGAGGACGACTACAACAACCCGCAGTGGACAGTCCTCCGAGCAGACCGAAACGGTCAAGTCCGCCAGCTCAAGAAAATGATTGATCTTTTACCTTAAACCAGAAGGTGCTATTAAATGTCTACAGAGAACCAAACCACGGCTCTCGAAACTCTCGTAGGTGAAGGCAAGAAGTTCAAAGATTTGGAGGCACTTGCTAAAGGCAAATTGGAGGCGGATGAGTTCATCAAGACTCTTGAAGGTACCATTAAAAGTCTCGCAGATGAACTGAAGCAAGCCCAGCTTTCTGCTGACCGCAAAGCCACTTTGGAGAACCTCATGTCCTCACTTACAACCACGACGAAGACCTCCGAAACCAAGGAGCCCTCACAGCCACAGAACCCCAGTAACCAGTCTGGATCAGGTTTGTCGCATGATGACGTTGTGAAAATCATGGAAGCACGCGAAGCTGCTAAACGCCAAGCCCAGAACCTTAACCTGGCTCTTGCTCCAGTCAAGAAGCTTTATGGGGATAAGACTGATGAAGTCTTGGCCCAGAAGGCCCAAGAACTGGGTATGACCGTTGAGGCCCTGGAAACCCTGGCTAAGCAGAGTCCGCAAGCCTTCCTTAACGTTGTCGGGGTTAACGCCCGCGATAACAGCACGCGCTCTATGGCCACCCATAGCTCTGTGAACTCTCTGGGGTCGACCGATCCCGGAGCCCCGCAAGAACGCAATAAAGCGTACTACGATAAACTCCGTAAGGAGATGGGGGCTTGGAAATTCGCAACCGATTCGAAGCTCCAAGTTCAGCTTCACAAAGACATGCAGCGCCTTGGGGATGCGTGGGATTCATAATTCTCACAACAATCCACAAAGGATGATTTCAAATGGCTCACACGACTAACAACACCGAAGCCCTCCGACGGGCAGAGGTTTGGGACAGCCAACTGAAGGAGGTCATCAAGGATACCCTCGAAGCACAGCGCTGGGTGACCTGGATTACTGACTTCCCGGATGGCGACACCTTTACGATCCCGTCTATCGGCGAGGCAACGGTTCGAGACTACGTCGAGAATACCGCTGCTCAGTACGATGCGCTGGATACTGGTGAGTTCCAGTTCCAGATCACCGAGTACGTCAGCTCGGGTACGTACATCACGAAAAAGGCTAAGCAGGATGGCTACTACATGGCCCAGCTGGTTAGCAAGTTCGTGCCGTACCAGGCTCGCGCTATCGACGAAAAGGTGGAGACGGATATCCTGGCTCTGGCTGCGGCTGGCGCTCTGGGTGGTCAGACTGGCTCGAACGCGAACATGATCAACGGTGCAGCCCACCGCTTCATCGGTTCGGGTACGAACGAGACTATCGCCCTGGCTGACTTTGCCAAGGCTCTGTACGCCCTGAAAAAGGCGAACATGCCGGATAACAACCTGATCGCTATCGTCGACCCGTCGGTCGAGTACACGATTAATACGATGACCAACCTTGTCAACGTGTCGAACAACCCGCGTTGGGAAGGCGTCATCACCTCTGGTATCGCTTCGGGCCATCGGTTCGTCAAGAACATCTTTGGCTTCGACGTGTATGTCAGCAATTATCTGGCTCAGGACCAGAACGAGACCATCGGCGGTCTTACGACCACCGCTGGTGTGGCGAACATCTTCTTCGCTGGTGCAGGTACCGATATCAACCCGTTCATGGGCGCGTGGCGTCAGATGCCGACCGTCGATGGCGAGTGGAATAAGGACTTCCAGCGTGAGGAGTACCTCACCACGGCTCGCTACGGCTTGAAGGTCTACCGGCCGGAAAACCTGGTGGTTGTTCTCACTGACACTGACCAAGTGGTCTAATTAAGAGGAGAAAACTACTATGGCTCGTAATAACTACTGGACGAATCAGGACGGTCTCGTGGTCGGCTTCGGCACCCACACCGCCGATGAAGGCGTCTCGACTCAGGGCAGCGTGAAGGGTAACATCCAGCAGGCTGTTCTGAAGATCAAGGGTACGGAACTGGTGGATGTGGGCGCTCCCAACGCTCAGTATCTCGCCAGCTCTGTCGTGATCCCGGTCGATGCGTACCTTGTCTCGGCCCGCCTCTTTGTCACCACGGCGTTTACGTCCGGTGGCTCGGCGGTCCTGGATATCGGTGTGTACGACGTGGATGCAGATGCAATCGAGGATGACGATGGTATTGCTTCCGCTGTTGCGGTGGCGACTCTGGTAGACAACTATCAGACTACTTTGTCCGGCGCGCTGGTGGGTACTGTGCTTGCACAGAACTCCAAGCTCTACGCCTCGTACGACACGGCTGCGTTCACTGCGGGTGAAGCGACCTTGGTGGTCGAGTACATTCCGAAGCTCGCCTAATAGGAGTAACTTATGGCTACTCTTAGAAAGGAAGACTCTCAACTGGCTGATGCCAACGACAAGCCGTTGATCGGTCCTCGTCAGGCCGCTATCCCCGATCCTGGGGCGGCGTCTGTAGATGAGGACGCGGAGGCGCGAACCGCCATCGCAGCGATCATCGACGTGTTGGAAGCACACGGCTTGGTTGAACCGAGTTCTTAACCTAATGACCGATAGGGGGTGGCCCGTCCGCCCCCTTGAGGTCTTTAATGTACATTAAAGATAGAACGTCCGAAGGACTTCGAACTTGGCAAAACTAACTCTACAAGATGTTCTCAGTTGGTTCAATTCTGGACCTACTATCGCAGCCAACAATCGAGCTATAGAGGCAGCCATCGAGAACACCCTTAGCCGAGA